CTGCTTCAGCGTCAGCAGTTGCTATTTCTTCTGTCATAATTATTCCACTCCTTAACGCCGAGCGATGGCGATTTTTGAATTATAACACAGGTAGTTACATACGGTCAGAATGCTTCTTAGAAAGCTCCTGCCAATTAACTAACTGCAATATTTGGTCATACGTAATTATACGACCAGAAACTTGTTGGATATTATCACTGGTTGATTCGTGCAACTCAGCAATGGTTTCCTCACGGAGTTCGTGAACCATCTTAATAAATCTAGCAAATGCCTCGTAGTTATGAAGCGTCTTTATATCATCTTGTATTTGCATATTATTTGGACATCTTCATTAGTTCACTGGAAACCCTTTCCATACGTGGACCAATGCCTCGGCGATTAAGTTCAACTCGATTTATGTATTCATTGTTCCGAAGAAACTCCTTGGATGCTTCCTTGAACTTGCCCTCATTAATTAACCTAATGGTGATTGGACTTCCTTTACCCTTTTCTCCATTGCCATCAAGCGATCCTCTATAGAATTCGCCAAAGAGTGCCGATTGGGCAGATACAGGAAAAGAATCAAATTTAGGTATTAACTTTTTAATTCTTGGAAGCCTCTTTTTAATATCTTCCTGAAAGAGCAAGGCGGCATCCTTTTTTGAGATAGTTTGTCCCTCCTTCACATCAGCTCCGTAGTGACCGTGACCTAGAGTAAGGTGTTTCTCTCCAGGTCCCCTTCGAGCTACCTCATCAAATCCCTCAAACGGTAATAGATAGTTACCAAAAACTTTGACCTGATTGTTTTGAGAAATTTCTGATGCTCTTTTTTGAGCGAACTCTTTAGCTGTTTTATTGTCTGGCATTATATGTTTTGTGTATCGATTGATCCCACCTGTGCGGGGGCTGTTCCAACGCGCCCAATTTGAGCGTTCTGAGCTTGTTGCATCTGGAATGTATACTGACCAATATATTTTTGCAAACGGCCCGCAAAGGCTTCGTCAGTCTGTAATCTTTGTGCAACGTCGGGTTGTTGTGCATATTGTTCTACTACTTGAATAGCAATCTGAGCCCCGGCAGGTCTAGCTGGCATCTCTATACCAGCAAAGATTTTAGCTAAGTCATCAGTAACCTGTTCAACCACTTGTTGTTGTGCAGTCTCGACGGGTTGAAGGATGGCATCAGCCATTACTGGGTCAATGCTAGCAGCAGCAACATCCAATAGGCTATCTACGTTCAGACGATTGTTAGCGTTCAACTGATTCAATGCTACGAACTGCTGTAGTTTCTTCTCAACAGTCTCTGGGTCATTGTTCTGAACATCGAAGTTAACCATAATATCAAAGTTTTCGTCAGGGTTACCCTTGTCAAACGTTTGAGCGTCAGGCACACCAGTTACTCGGAAGAACACTTCGTCAGGTCCAAAGCGTTGGAAGCACTTGTAAGCCATTTTTATTACCTCAGAGGTGTGGCTAAGGAACTTGTCCACGAGGAACTGCTTACGTATTTGGCTTATTTGAGAACCCTCATCTAATCCAACTAATCTATCAGCTAAGTCCAGTAGCGTGCTTTCCATTTCAATGGAACCAGTAGGCGGTGGAGGTGTAGGAGCAAAGTCCAAGTCACCCTTACGGCGATACGGAATCAACCTGCCTGGTCCCCAATCGTTAGGAGCCTGACCTACTGGGTGCAGGATTGGAGGCAGTGTAGCTAGGCTGTTGCGGTCAACTCTTGAGTCCCGCTCAACCTTGACTTGGTTCTGTAATCCCCTCAATAAGGAGGATACAGTAGTTGTATCATACAATCTTTTGCTGTCCTCGGATAGTTTTGTGACTACTACAGGGTAATCCTCGTATCCATTAAGCAATTCAAACTTAGCATATCCCGGAACCTCTTCATTACCATTGAACTCCTTGTGGAATACTGTGCAGTAAATTCCTTCAGCACCGTCTTCTTGGTCAATAAGGCGTTGATAAGCATAGCAGATTTCTACTAATTCATCAGCCTCGTAAGCATTATCAGCTAGGCTTAGGCTGCGGCGACCCTCTTGCTCGCGCTCAATGGAATCAATGTTTACACCCCTATACTTTGATATGATGTAGTCCACGAAGTCCTCATCCCATCCATCAGTAACTACTTTATTCTCTAGTTCCTGTGCGGTGTAATAAGTTTTCCAGAAGCAATACGGTGCTCGTTGGGGGTCAGTAACATATGGGGGAAAAAAGAAATCACCATCAGGAGCAAGTGTTTTAACATCAGGAGCGTTGACTTGTCTACGAACAATAGGAAGTTCAGCTACTCCAGTTTTTCTTAGTTCACGTAATGCTTTCTTGGCTCGTTTCTTTGTTGTCCCCTCAAAGGTTGCTTGAAGCAAGGCTGTTAGCTGTTCGTCATCCTTCCCGTCCTGTATTGCTACAGACACTTCTGGGCTAACTTGTGCAATCTGATTAATATCCAGTTGTTGCAGTATACGTCTATCTTCCTTCTGCCATCCAATATATGTAATCAATATACCTCGCTCAAGCAAATAATTGGCACCTAGTTCCATCTCGCGGTGGAACCTAGGTATGTATCCAGAGGATACCATCCACTTTAAAAATCCAGAAACAACGCGACTTCGAGCTATATCTCCACTCTCTACAGGAAATGCTCTTACGTTGGCTCGGTTCAGGGATGCCATAAATAATGATACAAGCCTAGTAATGCGCTCATCAATAAGATGGCACTCCATATCGGACGCACCCTCCCAAGGGAAAGCGTCCGCTCCGTGCTTGCGGTGGTCACGGCTTTTGCCGGGCCAAAAGTTTCTGCGGTCATCGTAGGATGTACGGCAGAGGTCAAAGTATGCTTCTAGCTCAACAACCGTTTGGTCATAGGCTAGACGGAGAGTCTTAATATCTGGCTCCTCCTGTAAATATGTTAGGGATTCTGAAACGTTATCAGTTATCATTTTGGGATTCTAATCTTTTGTGCACGGATTTTAACAACCGAATTGTGTAAGTAGATGATACGCCTATTGTATCACATAGCTCTGCATTTGTCATTGGAACTCCAGTCTCGTGCAATACATACCGCCTAAGCATTTCCCAGGCTGCAAATCTATCAACCTGCTCCTTGCACCACTTTCGATTTAGAGTAATATCAGTGTCCTTTTCGCACATAGCGGTAACTCGTTCCTTTGTTGTCCGATATTGCCTCGAAGGTAATAACCTTTCCTATTAACTTGCCTTGCCACTTTCTGGGGACAAGCATCGGAACCCTTTTACCAATATCTTTATTGTATACGTAGTTGTATCTAGGATTAGGGCATTCTCCCAGAACGTGACCTAGGTAATGCTTAGGTATAATTTCTTCAATCATTAAGGATTCCTCAAGAATAGCCGTGCCTTCTTCAGTTATCCAAGTGTTCCTACCTGTTCCCGTCAATGAACCCTCTGGTAGTTTTTCCTCAGCTATTCGCATAGCTTCATCGAACTCAACCTCCTGTTCGGTTGCAATCTGTATTAATCTTTTTTTAGGCATTAGTATCCTCCTTTTGATCTAGTTGTTGTTTGCATTTCGTTTATTGTAAAATAATCCGGACCCATTCCAGCATTTGACATCCTAAAATATCTAAGAGCATCAAAGAAATCCTTTAGGGCTTCGTCGGCTTTACCTTGTGAATTATAATTAATTATACTTTCTATTAAATTTCCGCAGTCCTCGTGCACGTAGCACCGTGGTCTGTTTGCTTCGTCCACATCAAAGTTAGGATTGTATGTGAACCACTCATCCAGTGCTGTGCAACCAATCTGCTCAGTCTGACCATCGGATGGTAGGAAGCTCATACCGTAGTCATAGAATCTAGTAAAGAGATCAACATTGTTCTCGTTTTCTTTAGCAAAGAACCTTGAGTCCCCTATGCGTTCCATTACATCAATCCCGAGGTCATCCTCTATTTCTTTGAATAGCTCAACGTATCCTTCCACATCGTAACCAATTTTCTTGGAAGCGGGTCCGTATCTCCACTTGGGGTCACCGAACAACGCCCATTCCCCGTAAGTATTCCTGTCGGGCCATTCCTTTCGTATAAATATTTCATCCTCCTCTGATACTCCAGCCCAGATTGCTACGTAGTTACGAGCAAAGGCGGGGTCAACTATCTGATACCAAGTCAAGGAATCCTTGTCCGGGAACTTAATTCCGTGCTTGTTGGGCTCATCTGTTACTACATTCAGCTCAGGGGTAAAGTTAGGGAGTAGTGAAGTCATTGACTTCGTAGGCAATCCGTAGGCACGAACCATTATCTGATCCTCGCTGGAGTTCTTTAAGTCCTTGGCTATACGATCATATCCCCCGAATGGATTCTCGTCCGAATGCAGATATACAATCCCAGCATCTCGCTCAGGGCTGTATTGCTGAACGGGAACATCTTTACCCAGAA